GCTTTTATTTGCTTTGCAGCAGGTGTAATTTCCACATCTATTTCAGCTGGCTCTGAAAGTAGCCCTCCGCTGTCCACAGCGTAGACGCGGAACGTAACCGTAGATACTGCAATACCACCTCGTTTAACTTCGAACCCATCTTTGGTCCAAGTTTGGTCGTCACCGAGAATCACGTCTCCCTTTTCGAAAGGCTCTGATTCGTTGTATCTATGCCAAACTTGGACTCCCAGCAAGTCATCTAAAGGGTTGCCGTTCGCGTTTGTAGTAGGATTTGTCCAGCTCAAAGTAACCCTAGCTACACTGGAAGTAATACCGTCTACGGCCCTGCTTTCCGAAGTTCCGGCCAAGTTAGTTACGGGCCCCGGGGCTACCCCATCATCTCCAACAAACTCGTTGAAAGATACCCAACGTATATCTCTCCAAGTAAACACTTGGTCGGTGGCTTCGCTATTGTCTACCCAAGTAGCACCATCCCTAACAAAGTTGTGTCCCACGGCATAAACATGCCTGATTATGGTCGTGACGGGAGTTGTGTTTATAGGCTCGGCCAATGGTGAAGAAATTTCATACTCGATAAAACTAGGGTCTACGTTTGTTAGGCGGAATAACCCGTCACGTCCAAACACGAGGGGGTTTTCAATACCAAGCTCTACATAAACAACATCGCCAACTTTAAACTTGTGTTGCCCGGTAAGGTTAATTCGGATTGTGCTGTCGGACCCCTCGTAGCTGGCAATCTCTGCTTTAGTTATAAGCTCAATCGGTTCGGTTGTGCCTTCCGGTGCGGCCACGTCAACTGCGTACATCACTGAATTTATAAGTTCTGGCTCTTGGTCAGTAGGGGTGTATTGAAAGTTCTTACGCTCTTCATCATCCCAGGGTTCTCTGCTGACAGAAACAGTGGTCAACCGACTACCCGAAACCTCAAAGTCATCAGTTGCTGACCCGTTTAAACCGCTTACTTCAAAGCGGTCATCTTTTCTGGTACCTGGGTCTGCTCCAAAAAAGACTTCTACTCTAGGCTTGCTTCCCGAGACCCCCGCTCCATACAAGTAAGCTTTCTCTATAGGGAGATATTGATTAGGGGCAGCATTAGACACAATAACATCGACAGCATCAGCCAAAGCTTCTGCTGCTTGTTGTTCGCTAGATGTTAATAAGTCAATAGGCCTAAACTCAAGAGTTTTTACGCGACGGTCCAGTGTGCTTAATAGATTAGTAAGCTTCCTACGTCTTCTTCTAATTGCCAATCTTGTCCACCTCCGGTTCTGTGACCAACTCCAACGAAACCTCTTCAGGGAAAGCAGGGTTGTCTGAGACTGTCACCTCAAACGCATCTATCTTTCTGAGCAATACTTGACGGTTAGTTCCGTCACGAAGTTCGATATAGCTTTGTAGCCTAAGTCGAACAAAATCATCATTGATAATTACCGAACACCAGTCACCGGGCTTGTATGTACCTACCTCGGGAGTCAAAGAACCGTTCACACTAATGGTAAAATTACTGCTAGGCGGCTTTGATTCTTCTAGATATCTCTTAGCTACGTTATATAACAGCTGCTCGTTTCTGGACTCATAAGACTCCGTTTGGTCAATTAGTGGCCAGCCTCTATCTAACAAATCTATGTCCGCAGCTGCGGAGTAGGGTTGACTGGCATCCTGAGACAAGTCCGGGTCATTACCTTGTACCCAAAAACGCGTAGCTGAAGTTTCTGCTGATTCTTCAAAGCTAGCATTAGAAACATTTCCTGGGTACTCAAACACAAGCTTGTCAGCACCAAAAGCACTAACTGGCGCGAACTCGCCGGCTGGAAGCTTCTTATCAGGCAGGCTGTTTATATATGTAGAGAGTGACGGGGGGACCAGTGGTAGGAAAGTGAATATCTTCCTAAACTTTTCCGTGTCAGAGTCAAACTCGCAATCAATTCGATACTCAAAACCATTAGGTACGTTGGAGTAGTCATCCAATATATCTCCGATAGGTCTTAGTTCAAACCCTCTAATAATAGAGTTCCTTTGACGCTCTTGACTAGGTTGGTTAGTGGAGAACTCTATGCCAAGGAATGAGTTGTTACTATACGGACCGTAAGTGGATAACGTCACAGCGGGGTCGACCAAAGCAGTTGCGGCGGAAGAGGCCGGGCTAAAAGCAACTAAGCTACCTAGTACAACAAAAGTAAAGTTATTAGCCTGAGGCTCCCCTACAGTTCTTATTGTATGAAAGCCATCTACAGAAGGGTTCAAACTTTCAATATATACAATGTCACCTTTTTTAAAACCATGAGGACCATCTGTAGTTATAGTTACAGTGTTATTTAGCCTTTGCCAGAAAGTAATGTTGGCAAGTTGCCCTACGGCTTGTGTTTGAGCAACATCCGGCCCGGTATTTTCATATGTAAAAGTCTTGCTGTCTATAACTTCTTTTACCTTTGAATCATTAGTATCAAAACCGCGGTCTGTATCTGTAACTTTAATACGTTGACCTTTTACAAGACCATGGTCAAAACCCAGAGATATCCTTGCTACATTTGAAGACCTAGAGTAGTTATCTATAGTGAAGAAAAAATCTATTCCTGGCTCAATTGCATCGTTGGCAAACTGCAAGTCAAAGAAATCGTTTTCAAGCTCGCCCAATATGTATCTAGCGTAGTCATAAGTATCTTGGCGGACCTCAACTGTGATTATACCGGGTTCTACAATCTGGTCTGGGATGGTCTTCTGCACCCCTTGCGAGTCTACATACTGAGCATCAACTGTAATTTGGTCAGTGCCGTTTGTTGTCAAAACAGAAAAAGTTCCGTTATACAGTGACCTGTCAGGGCCCCAATCAATATATACTGGCTCTCCCACCTCAAACTCATATTCAGTAAAATCTAAATTTACAGTAGCAGTTCCAGAAGACACCTCTGCATTAGCACTGAAAGCATTTGAAAAGGTTTGCCATAAAACTCTGTTATATAGATAGCTAGTAAATTCTGAAGCAGAAACTTCTAAAGTCTTAGAAACAATGTCATACGTTCTCGACCAGATAATTCCGCCCCATACCGTAACACCGTTTCTAGTTATAAAGAGTGCACGCTTCCCAGGTAAAGTGTTTTCATACAGGCTTAAGTTAAAGGTCTCTGCCACTACAGGAATAGTCCCAAAAAAGGTTCCAGCCTCCCTTAGAGAGCGCGAATAGCTAACTCCGATAAAGGGTATCTCGGCTAATAGTTCGTTAGTGTTTATATCTGTAACAAAATACCGATATTCAACTTCGGCAGCTTTTCTTGTCTCTGTCATATATTGTCTCTAATTCCAGGTTTAACCTATCCAGCCTGACCTATATAAAAGTCTACAACTACCTGCCCCGGAGTACGAGAGGGTGTTTTCACCAGGGTCAAGGTATATCCAATCAAGTAAAGTTGCAGTCTTGAACCGACCACTTAGAACGGTATTGCCCTCAAGAAGTAAAACCTCCCTGTTAAGGGTATCTATCTCAAGTATCTGATTACTTGTGAGAGAGTCTATAATCTTTATAGAACCACCTTCTCCAGTAGTTTTTACTATCTCGGCGGGAGAATCAACACTTGCTGTTACGGGGCCAAATACTTGAAAAACGCCTGTAACATTGGTATTACCTTCATTTTTTACTGTCACACCGCCTGAGGTTAACCCTGATGAGCGAAAGTTATCTGCTCCCCCTACCCACTCATACTTAATCGGGTCCGCTGCCTTAAATCCAATAGAGAAGTTAGTTCTACCTCTTGCGGTTACAGTTTCTATACTAGGAGAGCCGCTCAAGCGGACAAAAGCTGCCTTTGGAATAGGAGTTTCCTTAACGACTAACCAATCTCCCTTACGGACCAGGTTTGTAGCTTTAACTAACTTATCTCTTGCCGCTGCCAACTGAGAAGAATCTTGAGTTAAAAAACTACCGCTTAAAGTTATAACGCGTGCGTTGTACCTACCTTCGGCGTCATACTCGCCGTCTCCCCAACCTCGCTGTAGTGAAGGCAGCCGAGGGTCCGGCTGTCTCCACCAGTTTTCAATATCCGTCATTACCCAGACAACGCCGTTTTCGTCTATCGTGTTCAAAGTCAGGTCACCCAGTTGGACGTCCGCCTCTAACTTAAGTCCAGAGAGAAACGGAGCAGGTAGAGGGGTAAGACCTCCGTCAACCTTTTCGTTTTCGACAGCCTGGGCGGCAGCATCCTCTACTGAATCATAAAACTTGTGGTACTTTTCTTCAGCCATTAGAAGGTTCCCTTTCTAACTTGGAATGCAATTCGACGGGACACCTCTTCAGCCAACTCCTTAGTGTCCATTCCTGGTGCAGGGTTGACGGTTACGTTTACATCACCTCGGCGTCCTGTCTGCTTAAGAGTGTCAATAAGGATTCGGTCTCGCTTTGATAGACCTTGAGCGTCAAGCGGCTCTACTCTTTCTGGCATACCTGCTTCTGCAACATTTACAAATTGGCCACCAGGTATTGGAGAAACCACTCCGCCCATAGCTAGACGAGGTATTCTAGCTATTCTGTAAGGTGCAATTTCAGCTATTTCGGTAAATCTAAAAGTATCTGGCACAAACTTATTAGGCTGGTCTCTACCGGTGATGTAGTTAACAGTCCTTATAAGATTTTGCATCCATCCCGGAATAGGTATACTAATACTATTTAGACCTCTAATAATGCCAGTGTTCATGGCTGTAATTAAGCCGTTTACAAAACCTTCCCAAAGGTCGAGAAGACCATTCACCATGTCAATAAATGCATTTGGAATAGCGTTTGTTCCAAAAGCGTTTTCCATAGTGGTATCAAAGGATTCACCTATATTACCTGTAAATGTGTCCCAAGCTCCGCCCAAGTTCTCGGTGAGGCCATCCCACTTTTCCTCAAGTCCGGGTGCACCATCATCCAACCACTTAGTTAGCTTGCCAGTACTCTCTTCTACGTTACTCCCTATTTCACCAAAAAAGCCATTTAATGAGTCTGCTGCAATATCAGTCAGTCCTGACATATCTGCAAGGCTTCCTATTAAAAAGCCAAGAGCCATACCTGGGACACCCCCGATAGCCCCAAGACGACCGCCGGTTGCAGCTCCACCACCTATCTTGAAGATGCTACCCAGCTTACCTCCGGTTATTTTTGCTTTTTTATCAGTTTTTCCAAACAGCCCGGGTAAGGTCTTATCGAAGAATCCGAAGATACCCCCACCGGTCTTTATGAACCCTCCCTTAGGACCAATCTTAAATCCGAGGGCCATTGCCATAGGAGAAAAAATTCCAAGTAGGAACCCGCCCAATGGAAGAAGAACAAAGCTGGTAATTAAGGTAAATATCAAACCTATAGCGTTTAGTGTTTGGAAAATAGGAGAAACTATACCAAGTATCTTCTGTCCAGTATCACTGCCAACAACACCGTTTATGCCCTCTAGGGCCGTAGTCAAAGTCGTGAAGAAGGCTTCCATGCCACCCTCATCAGTAATATTATTCATGAACGTTATAAGCTCTGTTAAAAACTTTCCAAGCTCAGGTAAGGCACCAATCATCTTATCCATGAACTCACTAAAGTTTTCCTGGAACTCTTCGCTGTTCAACTCATCTAGGAACTCTCCCAACTCAGGAGAAGCACCTAGTTCAAAGATTCCGCCTAGAATGTTGCCAATAAGGTCTAAGAGCTTTGTTCCGTTTTCAGTAGCTAAATTTAAATTCTCTGCAAACTTTTCGTCGTCGCCAATTTTTGAGAACCGCTCAGTTATTTCTTCTAAATATCCGAGCAGAGTGTCAGCAGCTCCGCCTTCTTCGGCGGCTTCTCCAATGCCGAATATTCCTTGAATAATATTGCCCAGAATTGTGCCTAACTGGGAAGCGCGGTCGCCAGCTGTCTCAAAGAACTCGGTGAGCCCGCCACCCTCCTCTGAGTTAGCCTTCCTCAAATCAGAAAGAATGTTCCCGGTGCTATCCTCCATGCTGCCGAGGAATCTGTTGATGAGCGGCTCTGCCGCAATTAGTATCTCCAAAAATATGGAAAAGACATTTCCTAAGATAGTGCCTATTTGCGGTATATCTTCAGAAAACTGATTTATTAGCGTTGTAAGGCTCTCGGCTCCACCGTTATCTAAGATGGCGTTGAAGAAGTTTTCTGCAGCCATCCCGAGAGATTCGCCAAAGTTTTCTACGGCCTCGCCAAACTCGTCTTGACGCAGTACCTCGGTTTCCAGCTTTTTTAGACCCTTCATCAAGCCTGGAACAAAGCCATCAGAAATTTTCTCTTCTAGCTCCTCAAACAGGTCCTGCAAACTAACTAAATATTCGGCCAGGGCCCGTTGGCTATCATTTAACCCTGCAAAAGGGTCCTGCACACCGCCAACATCAGCAGGGGTTACACCGTCTTCTACTTGCTTTTGGAGGTCGGCATTTTGGTCTTTTGCCCTACGGAAAGCTAACTCTGCTTCTTCGTATGCAAGCTGTGCCTCACGACGAGCTCGAGAGTTTGGAGGTAAGTCTTGAACCCTGATTAAATTTTCCCGAGCCTTTTCTAGATTAAGAGCAGCTCTTTCTTCGCTTAATGCAGCTTCCTCCGCGCTGAACTTTAACTGTTGCATTTCTTCGTTTATGTCACGAAGTGTTCCTGCAAACTGTTGGTTTTGCTCGTTAGCCTGTGCGACTGCAGAAAATACACCACCAAGACCTATTCTAGCCCCGATGGCTGCTGCTCCTAGCGTAACAAATGCCCCTCCCAATGCCGCTAGGGCGGGCAGTGCTGTAGCTAAAACTCCAATTAGAGTGGTTAAGGCTCCTCCCAGAGCTCCAATAGCACCCACTAGGCCGGCTATAGCAGGTCCTGCAAAGTTGGTCACCCTTATTAAGCTCAGTAGGCGTTGTCTAGCTGCTACCAACTCCCCCTCCATGCCCTGTAGCGACTGTATTAGTCGGCTAAACGGGTTTCCGGAAGCGTTCTGAAAGTTTCTTGTAAAGCTGGTTCCCATGGAGCGACCAGCTTTTGAAGCAGCTACCTCTGCTCCCTCTAAACTTCTCCTTATATCGTTGCCAACATTGGTAGTTATGGCGCGCACAACAATAGTTGCACTACCTAGTACTGCCATAACTTACCTTTCTTTGTGTCGGCTATCCACCAATAGGTGGGTCTAGTAAGGCCCCAAAGGGAGCCTTTGACTCGCCTTTTGCTTCAGTGGGAGGGATGTAACTCTTAGTGGGCTTATTAGCTATTGGGTCATCTAGTTGAAAGTCTTCGGAGGGGTCAATATACTGCCTACCTTGAGCGTTGGTTGAACGTGCCGCGTATCTGTAGGTTCTGTCGTACAATGCATATAGCTTGGTACGCATATCAGAAACACTTTGAACTTCTTCGGACGAGCTGTATCTAGAATCTTCCTCAAACAGAAAATGAACTACATCGCACAAGCGAGAAGCTTCCATTTCCTTCAAATCTAAGTTCATTGATAGGGCTTTTCCATTCACATAAGGCCAGAGGTCAATCGCCCAGGTTAGGAGGCCTCTGGCTGCTTTTCCGGGCGGTTAGTCAGTTGCTCCGTAATCCATGCAACAATGTCACCGAGAGCTTGTACGGTTACAACTTTGTCTTTACTTTCCAACAGTGTATTAAATCGAACATAGCTTTCTTCTGTAAGCACGTACTGAAAGAAATCAGTAATCATCTTCGCCTGTTCGGAAGGATTATCGCTGGAGGCCTTTGCTGTCATGTCAAGCAAAACTTTTCCTTGTACAGCCTTTACGCATTCGAACTCTTCATCGTGAAGCTTAAACTTTGCTCCCTTTAGGTCCTCATCAATAAAGCTACTACCAAAATCTTTGATTTCAGCCATCTTTTTATCTTCTTTCTTTAGTCACTTATTTCATATGTAGGCATAAAATGCCTAATACTATTGTATCGGACTTAAGTGATAACTATTCTTGGCTTAAAGATGGGTAGTTGCCTTGTTAGGTAGCGGTTTGGCTGCGTACCAGGGTGTCTTACCATTGACGTGAATACACGCTTTCCGTTAACAGTAAACTTAAGTTTCCCACCGGGACTTGCGGTAATGACGTGGGGACGAGTGCCTTCGTGGTGCATTAATGCATAACTTAAATCTGAGCCTATTACTATGTATTGACCAGTAACGTTACCTAGGTGGCGCTTATATATGGAAGCCTTTAACCGACCGGTCTTTACTCCTACCTGAGCCTTGGCTCCCTTCTGAGCTAACTCTGCGCGGGCTTCTAACTTACGCCATAGCGGGCCAGCAGGAGTATTTAGGTAAGCACGTAAGTTGTGGTGATAAAGGCGTACTCTAGTTATCTTAAAATCAAAACTAGCAGGATTAACAGTAGCGGAGGTTACTCGCCCCGCTTTACGTAAAGGTTTTAGGCTCTTTCTTACTACGTAAGTTCCCCAGTTGTCAGGAATCCATGGCTTGAATAGGGGCACTTAAACTCCTTAAGGTATAACCATTGTCAGCTGCATGTTTACTAACTGAAAGCCGCCCTCGGGAGGAGAGACATCAAGTCCCACCACTACACCTGGGCCAAAGCCACCGCCAGTCTCATCCCAAGCATCAATGCGTTTTGCCGATTCCAACAGCACCCACGCATCTATTGCTGACTTTGCAGAGTATTCCTGTATTTTTTCAGCTGATGGAGCTCTACCGTTTTGACCAACCGTAGGAACTTCTCTTGCAATAGAGATACCAACAGTTGCACTACGTGGAATACTATTACCCCTTGCCGGCTGAGGTATTTCCTCACCGGGCGTGCCAAGGAACGCCTGAATTAAATAAACAACAACTTGTTCTGAATCTACTGCGGGCTGTCCCATCGTCCAATACTGACGATTAGGTAGTTGCACGTTATATTCTGCAAACTGCTGGGCGACTCTATCAACGATGCCGTCCATCATATTTTTTAAATTCAGCGCGTCCTCAGACACACCCGATAAGTCGATTGCCATTTAGAGCTCCTCTGCGGAATCCTCTACTACTGGCTCTTCGACAACAGTTGGCTCCTCTACTACCTCAGGCTCTGGGGCAGGTTCTGGAGTAGGCTCAGGAGCAGGAGCTGCCTTCACCTGTGGTTTTGGAGCAGCTTTCTTAACAGGCTTAGCTCCGCCAAGCATGTCTGCTGCTGTGAAGTTAGTTTGTACTTCTGCCATTTATCTTTCCTTTAGTTATACATCTGGGTTGTTAGGTTCCCAGTTGCTAGCTCAACGATGCTTTCCACACCGTCCTGTTCCTGAGAGGCATATAGTGACCACGTCCCAGGGTCTACCATCCCGATGGTTTTCTGGATGGAATCATAATCAGCCGTAAAGCTTACGGTCTCGTTTACATCATCAAGTGTAATGTCTGATGCTGGCACAGAGTATGTGGTGCTGCCACCATAATTCTTTAGCTCTACTTTGGCAGTGTATCCACTGTCTGGAAAAAAGTTACTGAGGTCGAGTCCCAGGCCTTCAGATGACCAAGTAACATCAGAGCCAATGACGGATGTGAGGTCAAAGTTCTCGTTGGGAGTCAGCTTAGGTGACTTAGGTGAGTAACGACGAGCCCTTGGCCTATCGGCAGAAAATACTTTTGCCTTACGGCGAGCATTGTCTGGGTTAACCGTCTTTAAAAATAGGTCAATTTCATATAGACCAGTTTTCAACTCATCAATAAATTCTTGGTTATCAATGATTGTGTAAGAAACACCTTGGCGTGAGATAGAAGTCACACGCTGAGGAAGCTCACAGTCTTCGTCGCCTGACCACAAGCGAGCGAACTCCAAAGCCAGTTTGCGAGCGGCCATCTTGCCAGCAACGGGCACAGGAGTTCCATAGGAATATGTGACCTCGGTGTTGCAAGGTGTCCAGGGCGTACCAGCACGAACATGCAATGTTGACTTGTCAACAAGATAGTAACTGCTTGGGTCAAGTATCTTACCAATGCGGTTACGTACAGCGTGAACCTTGGTTACAGGTCCGCCGCGAAGTTTAATTCTAGAGTCAGGCGATAGTCCGTCTGAGGTTAGTTCTGAATACTCATCGTAGTCAGAAGCTGGGATGTTGTAAACGTCACCACCAAACAAAACGGGACTGTTTGTTTTCTCTGATGGTCCCATTCGGTTGTTTCGAAGAGTACAAATGTATCGCTCGGTAACAGTGGTGACACCAGTGTACTTGCGACCTGACATTGCCCAAAGAAGGTTTGACGCTACCTGAACAGCTTCGTCGGCGTATTCGGTGAAACCGTAATTCCCCAGCTCTTCTGCTGTAATCCACAAATTACTTGCCATAGTCTCTTCCTAAAAATTACGGGCGATGCACCTGATATCTAGGATACCGATTGATGCATCGCCCGTTTATATTTTTAATTATTAGTCTGCGTTTGACCTAATTACGTTGTCGAATCCAACCTCTGGGTTGTAGTCAACGCTACCTGGAACGTTGTACTGTGTCTCAGAGTCGGATGGCTTGGAGCTTACCAGTGCGGCAGCATCAGTTACGTTGACGGCTGGTGCATCGGCAGCAGTCTTAGCGTACTTAATGGTCCTGTTGGTTACTCCGGTCAATGTGTATGTACCGTTGAAGGTCAGGTCAACACCAGATACAGTTACGGTCTCACCTACGGTAAATCCGTGAGCTGCCTCTAGGGTCAGGATTGCTTCGTTGTTAGAGATTTCCTTCTTTGTTACGTTGAACTCTGCACCCTGGTCAAGCTCGGTTACTGCTACAGGTGCGTTGTTACTGTCATAAGTAAAGAATCCGGTCAAGCCAACTGGTGCGTAGGTTGCACGTGCATAGCTATAAGGACGCTCTGCAGCAACTGGGTACTCCCACTTCTCGTCGATTCCGGTTGAGAAGTTAGCATTTCCAAGGCCGTATCCCTCGAAAGTAGTTGCCAGCATTCCATTCTCAATTACACGGTCACCTGATAGGCGAAGCTTTGCGTATGGGAACACCCAGTGGAAGTAAGGAAGTGTTGAAGACTTCTTACCGTCCTTAATTGCGTGCGACCATGCTTCAATAGCAACACCATTACCTGAAGGGTCGTCACCAACACCAGGTGCAGCATAACCGATTGAAGAATCGGTGCCGTTCACGTCTTTACGGAGAAGTAGACCGCCGGAAATTAGAGCAGAAAGCTCTGGGTCTGGCTCGGCGATTGCCAACTCCATGGTAATACGCTTTAGGGTGTCTGGAGCTTTGTATGTAACAAAGACAGCACCGTTTGCGTTCTTTTCTGTGATTTCATCGCCCTCTTCATACTCTGGGGTAAATGATACACGCATAAAACCGGCTGTGATGTAGCTGTCTCCTGCGCCAGTTAGTAGGTTTCCAGCAGCGTCGAGGCGGGTGACACGGATACACACACCCTGAATGCTTGCTGCGTACTCTTGAGTAGCCATTTAGCTATTCTCCTTATTTCTCGTCTTACGCCGTCAAATCGACTTTGGCGGCTAGGTGGATGGATGTGTCAAAGTGGACCGATGCAGTACGGAACGCTTTGATTCTCATGTCATTTGCATTTCCCGACACATCGTAGCCCTGGGCTAGATTGTCGTTTACGACATCTGGTGTTCCTAGATTTACATCTAGGCAGCCAGTGGCGTAAATCCATTTGCTGTCCAAGGTAGCAATTCCCTGAACAAAACCTGTAACTTGTTCCTGAGATGTATCCTCAGCATTGACAGGTATAGTAAAAGTATCAGAGTCAGTAACTGTTGCGGTGTAAGTTCCATTAACTGATATGCCAGTGCTGGAAATGTTTACGTAAACACTGTCGCCCGTAGTTAGGTAGTGAGGGGTGGAGGTGTTAATAGTCACAACGTTGGTTGTTATCGAAGCTGTTGCGGCGGACGCAACAGGGTTGTTACCTGAATAGCCAGCTCCAATAACTACAGGAGAGCCTAGACGAGTAACAATCATGTCTTCTTTCTTGTTAAACTGTAAAGCAGTCTTTAAGATAGATGCAACATCTGCACTCATGTGGATATATGGCTGCTCGCCAGTAGGCGAAGCTTGACGTGCTTCGTGCTCAAGGGCAGCTAATGCTCTTGCAGCATCTAGGGCAGTAGCACCATTAAGAATGGTTGCACCGCTAGCCAGCACTGGGTTACCTAATCCCTGGCCTAGGCTAACGCGTCCATCATGCAACTCTTTCTCTACTGCCTTCTGTGTAGCAGCTTCGAGCTGGTCGGTGACTCTCTTAAAACGGTCTTCATAGACCAAGCCAAAAGTTGAGTCAGTGTCCTCTACCTCGATGAAGAAGGGCTTAACGTCAATGTAGCGAGCTGGCTTAGTTGTTGCCGAGTAGATAGAGTCTGAAGTTGTGTCTGTGTCATCGTAATTGACGATTGCTGTTGGCTCAGCAATAAATTCTTGTGCGTATCCGCGGACCCAGCGCTCTTCGCTAGGCGTGGCGCTATAAGTTTCGGGCTTAATAATGCTGAATAGACCCGCGTGATTCGGGTTCAGTTCTGGTGCGGAGAATACACCGTTGTCGAAAGCCATTTATAGGTCCTATTCTAAGTTAAAAGTTTTGGTGTGGAAGTGCCCGGGGCCGAAGCCCCGGACACCTCCGAGAGCACTATTCTATTTTAGAGCTCGATGGCAGCTGCGGTTGCGCCACCAGTTGTGTCACGGAGAGCTGCTGCTACACCGTTGACGCTGATGCTTGAAGTTACCTTCAATGACTCGATACCAACCTTGGCAACACCCTCGAAGGTCTCAACGAACATCTTGTAGTCGTTGGTTCCAACAAGTGAGCTGTCGCGGATGATACCTAGGTCAAGGGTTCCACCGTCTAGGAACAAGAATGTTCCCTCGGCGAATAGGTACCAGTCGAAGCTGTCTGGGAACTCGTTAACAGCTCCAGAAGCCTGTGCACCAAAGACGTTAGCGTCTAGGGATGCAACTAGGTCAACGTTAACGGTAGCTAGGTAGCCGTTAATCTCAGCCTGTGATACAGACAGAGTTCCGTCACCTGGCATTGACAGAGCTAGGTCTGCTGCCATTGCGTCGTAAACCCATGAAGGAATGATTGCCTTCAAGCGTGTGCTTGGGTCTAGACGGTGACGTGAACGGTAACCGGTTGCGGCACGACGTAGCTGAACCAGGAAGTCACGACCAAAGCCGATTAGGCTTGAGGTAGTAACTGCGGTTGAGCCATCACCAATCTTACCCAGTAGGTAAGCCTCTGCCTCACGTGCGTGCTGTACCAAGCCGAGCTCGTTGTGACGAGCAATCAACTCTGGGTATGCACGAGTCATGAGGTTACCAAACTGCATCTGCAGAGTAACAGCATCGGTTGATACGGTGTTCTCGGCAGCAGCCTCTACGGTGTAGCTGCTCTTCGCTGATGGGTTTGGGCTCTCAGCTGCATCGTTAGCAGCAGTCCAAACGCCTACAGCGTCAGCATAGGTACCGTCAGCGAACTGTGGTGGGGTTACAAAGCGGATACCGCCACGGTCAGCCTGGAAGCGTGGCAACATGTCACGAACTGGGCGAACGGTGGAAGAACCAACGTTGTAGATGTCGTACTGAACCTCAACTGGGGCTGCGTGTCCACCAGATGCGGTAAGTGCATCCTGGCCTACAACTGCCTCAATCTTTGATTGGTTCTCTAGTGGGTCAGTACCAAGGAAACGCTCTTCTGGGTACTGGGTTGAGAAGGATGCAACGATGTGCTGCTCTCCATCTCCACCGTTGACGCGGCGGAGGCTGTGGAGACGCTTCTCCATTGCGGTTGCAACCTCGCTCATGTCTTTCATTTCGGTGCCTGCCGTGTATCCAGGAATGTCAGCACCAGCAGTAATTGCTACTGGGGCCTCGGTTACCTGAACAACAGGGCGGCGGTCAGCAGGAGCTTCGAAGTTCTCCTCAGCAGATGCAGTCACTGTGGCCTGCCCTTCCTCTACCTCTTCGGTAGTGTTTGATAGTTCAATTGTTGATTCTGAATCAGTGGATGCCTCAGAACCCTCTTCTGCCTCAGCAGAAAGCTCAGCTTCGGCGTCAGCTGATAGCTCAGCTTCGGCGTCAGTCTCAGCAGAAAGCTCAGCCTCTGGCTCGCTTTCAGTTGATGCCTCAGCTTCTACCTCGGTTTCAGCAACTGCAACCTCGTCCTCAGCGGAGGCCTCAGCCTCTACCTCGGTCTCGACAGCAGCTTCTGCAACCTCTTCGGTTGATGCTTCAGCAGCGGTGGATTCTTCAACAACCTCTTCTGACTCGGTTGATAGTTCGGAACCGTCTTCCTGTACGGTTGATGCTTCTTCGGCTTCGGATGAAGCTTCGGACTTGTCGTCCTCGTCCTCGTCCTCGTCTGACTTGTCGTAGCCCATCTCTTCCGTGGACTCTTCCTCGTCATCCTTGTCTGAATCCATGGCGGCTTCGTCGGCTTCAGTCTCCTCGACTGCGGCCTCCTCTTCCTTCATTTCCTCGTCCATAGGAGCCTCGGTGTCTGGGGTCTCCTCCATGGGTGACTCCTCCTCTTCGGTTTTGGGCTCATCTTCGGTCATATCTGCCATATCCTCTCCTTCGTCGCCAGCTTCGCCTTCGCCCTTGACACGAGCGGTAGCTTCGGCTGCTTTCGCAGTTAGCTCTGCAGCAAGTGCTTCACGGCGAGATAGCTCGGCGCGGACCATGTCAAGAGAGTCGGCTAGCGACGTCATAGCATCAACTGTCTCAGGAGTTGGGTCTTCACCCTCAACCATTTCAAACTGGCTGACAATATCATCCTGTAGCTCTGCGACTTGCTCGTCGCTTAGCTCAGCAATGCTGTCAAGCTGAGTTTTAATTTGGTCGTACACTGTACCTCCTAGGCCAGTTTTGGTTATTAGGACGTCGTAACGCCCGTTGATTAACAGTCAAGGCAAGGGACTAAAGCGTAACGAAGACGCTCAGGCACTAAACCTACTTGTAATTTTACCGTATATTTTTAGGTATTAGTTGAGCAGACGGAGTAATTTACTCATCTCAGACTGGACTTCACCCTGTGAGAACAAGTCTCCGCCAGACATGTAGCTTTGCAGCTTCTGAGTAGCAACGTCGGCGTCTTCTTTACCAATCTTTGATTTGACTCGGTCAATCATTCCTTCCATGAGGTCACGAAGGCCGGAAGGCAAGTCGCTGTATTTAATTTTCTCAGCATCTTTACCAAATGGTAGAGGTAGATTAGATATGGCTTTACCTAGCTCGGCCGCTGTTGCACGTACATTTCCAAGAGCCTCGGGGTTAAGTGCCTTTGCATCTAGTCTGTCTAACATAACCAGGAGGTCACTACTTGCATTAGCTGAGCGTATATAGTCTCCTGCAAAGTCTAGATTCTCTGCTTCTTCTACCTTTTTCAATGCTTTTTGTAAACCAGAAGCTCCGAGGTCTTGCTTTAGTCTTGCGAGGACCTTTCGATACTTGCCTTTGGCGTCGCGTGGCTGATTAACGCCGGAGATGTATTTCTGACGACCCTCTTCTTTATCGTATCCGCCACCCCGGCGCTCAGCTTTTTTTGAATCAGCTTCTTCCTGCTCTTCAGCTTCCTTTTTTGCCTTTTCTAATTCTTCAATATCTTTCTCGGTGGGCTCTTCCTCTGCAAACTCGGCAGAAGCAGTAATACCCCACTCTTCGGGAATTAGGTCTGTTTTGTCTAAAGCACGGGCACGCTTAACAATGTGCTTCTTTGCTTTTTCGATATCTTTAGCGCGCCCGTGGGCCTGGATTGCATCCTTTAGGTCGCTAAGAGCAGTTACAGCCTCAGATTTCATAACAGCAAAGAAGCTTGCGCCCGCAGCAACAAGTGCTAGGACCTTACCGGAAGCCACCATCGCACGCGCGATTGGAAATCCTGGAACGTTTACCTGACAAACAGCAACCAGTTCGAGTGAGCCACCAATTGGACGCCAGTCGCCTGATGGAGCAGAAGCGCGAAGGGCCCTAACCTGAGACTCCTCAATTTCTGGGCGGAGTGAGCCAGAGACCCAAATACCGAACTCGTCTTCACCTGCGTGTACATCTGCAATTGCTGATGCGGTGTCGTCATAGTGCTTTGCAGCCTCTTCTGCACTTGCACTTAACGGAGCGTGCCCGCCTGCCAAGGTCAACTGACCAACTGGAACATCCTTACCTGCATCGGTGTGAACAACTCCAGTGTGGAAGTATGCATACTTGCTGCGAGAGCGAGGTGGCTTAGTTGAGCGCGGTAGGCCAATGTGGCTAACGTGCCACGCAGCGATGTGACCGTAGATGCGACCACTAGGGTCTACGGTTAGTGGGGTTGGCTTAGTTAGCTGAGGGTTCTCGAACCACTCCTGAGGGGGAGTTACTGGAATCTCGCCCTCCAAATAACCAGATGCGGTAATCGGCTCTACATCCGAAAATTCTTCTATGGACTCTTCATAGAGCCCGTCTTGTGGGGTCACGTCGTCCTCCTGGTCCCCGAAGTTTTGAATAGCAATAGTGCATTCTTGGAATGCAGGCTTAGCTACAATTGTAGCAGCCATAACCCTGGCCTTATTTATAACCAGCTTGTCCTTACCCATTTCGTCGCCCTCGGCGTTCTCGGATTTCTCTTCTTTCGCTTCGAACTGGTCTAAGTCGGCAGATACACCACGCAAGAATCCGTGCCTTACCATGCGCTCTGCCTCGCGACCATAGGGCCCGGTATCAAACACACCGTAGGTTTTAATCTGCCATAGTAAGGGGACTGGCAAATCACGGATACCAATTGCTCCCTTTTTAAATTTACGGCCATCGCCTGATTCGGCTTCTTCAGGGATGACGAGAGGAATGTAAAACTTGGAACCTTCGCCTTTTTTGATTGCACTTGCTTGTAGTGCAATCTTCTGTCTAGCGTCTTCTGCCCTAGCTTTTAACTCGCTCTGCCTAATAACTTTTGCATCCAAGTCCTCCACTGAGTTGAACATTGCAGAAGCAGCTAAAGGACTCTTCTTTCCAACGTTATATTTGCTTCCGGTGTATACGCCAGTCATTTCTTTGTGGCGAAGCTGGCAGTATCCCTTTGCGCGTGGACCCATGTACTTAGACAAATAACGAACGCAGCGGGTCCAGTCGCCAGGGGTATTCCACATAATCTTGGCACCGCCAATACCACGAGTCCAATATCGTCGAAGTTTTTCTGCCCCACCGCGGTTTCGGTCTAAGCCTCCGGCTGCAACGATGGCGTCAACATTTCTTACCCAGTAAGAAAGCAGAGCGGCTGATGCAGTGACAGTCTCGCTATCTACCTGCTTTAAGACATCGTTCAACACCTTCTTATCATCTAGCTCTACAACAGGTGGTGGAGTAGCTGACTTTAGGTCCGACAAAATTTGGTCGTTGCGAACCCACTTGCCTTCTTTTCTCTCATATACAACAGGAGCTGTGGTTTCTTCTGTTTCGGGAACGATTGCAACTAAATCCATAACTGCAGACAAATCATCTGGAGATACAATTGCTAGATACTTAGCTGGTATGTCGGTATTTTCCGGGTCCTGGACCTGCCCTCCTGCGGATAAAGGCTTAAATTTACTCCTCTGCTCTGCTACCCATGAATCCCAGTTATTAATTAACTTGTTAAAGTCTGACTGTTCCATCGGGGGGTAGGTGCCAGGTAAGTGAGCCTTAGGCATTGATTTAGGGGTCCTAGGTTCTCCTAAGATGCCTGAAGTATCTAGTGGTGCATCTACTTTGGGAACTCTTCTAGGACCCTCAACGTCTTCCTCCGCTTGAGTGTATTTAGCATCAACTTCGATTTCTTTTCCAGAGTCAAGCCTTACACCGACCATTCCAGTCTTAGAGTTAACCTTAGTTATTACTCCGGAACCCCGGTCCTTATCTCCGCCAACCACGGTGCGCGCCCCAGTGGAAACAAATTTGCCGCCGGCATCTCTAGGTTGATTTAGAGCTTTTTCTGAACGCTCCTCAGGAGTGTAGTTGCCGTCTTGGTCTGTTACGGGTTCACCCGCAGCCAACATAACAGTGTCAATCATGTCAAAATCTTCTTCAGCAAGCCCAGCTTGCATAAGAAGAGTTTCTTCAAGGTCAATATCTTCTAGCAAAACATAGTCAAAGGGCCGTTCCTGTAAATATGCAGAGACAACCACAGCTGCTGAAGGGTCAATAAGGACGTGAGTCTTTTCAACTGTGTCATATGGTTCGTCTAAAGTTTTATCATAAAAGTAAATGTCACTATCAACGTGTCCTAGGTCATCCCAGGCGCAGTCATCCCAGATGTAGACGCGGCCGTCAATGTCAATTTTGTATAGGCGGTCGATACCAGAGCCATCTAAGCGAATGCGAGCCATAAACTCTGGCCCGACGTTCATATCTAGCTCATGCGCAAGCTTAAAATCATTTAATTCAGCTTCATATGAATCGTGGCTGTAGTAGTCTTCATAGCCAGAAGCGGTCTTTGCTTCTTTCTTGTCTTCGCGCTCAACGATAGCAGTCGCCCAACGCTGTCCGGCATCACCTCCCCACAGAGCCCAGGCAATACGACCTGCGGACGGGAACCCGTCTTCACCGTATTCGTAGCCTTTGGCTTTCTTATCTACTTCATGGCGGGGAAAGTATTTAGCAATGTGGCGAATTTTTTCAATGCCAATTTGACCACCCTTAGCCAAACGACGAGCAGTGCTATAGCCGACTCGGGTACCACCTCGACCATGCTCTTTGCGCCATTTAAGGCCCTTCTTAGCTTCCTTCTGAACCCCACCAGGAATGGTATACATAGAGCTACCGGACGCAGTTATAGGGGGGTTGATGGTAGATAGAGCAGCCAAAGCTAGCTCTTCTGTAGTCGAGTTTAGAGATGAGTTATCTGGGCTAGCCTCAACAGAAAATTTTAGTAAATCATGCTGTGAAAAATCTTCTACTAGATTGTTTTCAATGTGAACTGCTGCAAACTTTCCATCTTTTTCGAAAAGCGCCAGTCCCTTGTTTGTACCAATGAAGTTAATCATTTACTTTAGGGCTCCTACCGAACTCGTCATGCATAAGCTTGGCATTGTTTTTTAAATGCTCCTCCGTGAGCTTCCTGTCCTTATACAAGTTCAAAGTGTCTGCTTCTTTATTTTCCCAGTCCAGCTTATATACGGCATATTTTTGCCACTTTGTATAACCTCTGTACTCATCGTTGTTTAGCGGCACCCAGGTTTGCTCTTGAAAATCCCACTCATCTACTCCTAGCGGTGAAAACATCCAAGCGGTTTCTACTCTTCTACTGTCTGGGTGGACATAGAAAAGTACATCTACGCCAATGTCTGTCTTATCTGAGATTGGCTCGGATTTCTTTAGAAACTTGTTACCCATTAATTATACCTTTTCAAGTGCTTTGTCTAGTTTACCACTTCGGAGCCATCTTCAAGAGTGCTAGAGCCTCTCCCGAGGCCCAGGGAAGCCAAAGAAGGTCGCTCTCCTTCAATCTCTATCTTTGAGTCAGCATACATAGTGTGTAGTAAAAACATGGTTGTATTTAAGTCTGTCAATGTTGTTGGTAGATAAGGACCCTCTGGTGTAGCGGGAAAATTTTCGCCGTACTCGTCTATAAGTACTCCAATTAGAGACCTTATTACTTGCTCTTGAGCGTTTGCAGTGAAGTCGTCTTTATCAGCTAATAGTCCCATGTCGGGGGTCCACTCAAAAGACATGTCATCTATTTCGAAGGCTACGGGTTCTGTATACTCCATTACTCAGCCTTTCTTCCTGCCGCTAGTATCAGACCAATCATGAAGTTTACTGCATCTTGGTCAAAAGAATCAACCGGACGCCCTACCTCATAGACAATGTTAAGTGGGTTTGTATATGCAGCATCTTCATACCATTTGCCATCCTCGGGGTTGTAATATCCCTTTTTCATATTCAGTGAGGGGACTACTCCACTTTCTGATTCTGGCTCTCGATAGATTACAGCTTTACCGTTTTCATCTCTACCAACAGCGTGTCTACCTCTACCTCTAATAAACAAATCGTTTTCTGTACCAAAGATGCTTTCAAACATAGTAGTTCCTAATTCATTAGCATTCTCTTGTGGGTTATTGATTAGATTTGGGTTTTTTCTTTGATACGTTTTACTGCTATAGGGATTACTCATGTCGGTAACCAAACCAAATTCTTTATTATATCCAGGTAGCTTCTTAAAGTCAAAAAACTCATTGCCATCAGCGTCAACTTTGCGAGCACGGTCAAAAAGGTATGCTGTCTCTGCCGTAGATATATCTGGATTTGTTCTTTGTATAAAGTGCCATAGTTCGTGAAGTGCGTTGCTTCCATGCACTCCTTGAACACCACTAGATTCTTCAGGGAATAGGGTTTTACCTTTATTAGCAAGTCGGAGCGAGTACTGGTTGTCTTCATACTCTCCAAAATGCCCTCTACCGTCGTTGGACTTGGAAACTCTAATAATTCTTCCTTCTGACTCTAAATTTGCTTGCATTTGTTGAATTAGAGAGCGGGGTATAAACTGCAACGCATCATCTATTGACTTTTTAAATGAGCTACTGCTTTTTAAATCTACGTCCATTTGAGGAGAAAGCTCCCCAAATGGTCTCTTTAGCTGCTTTAAATATTTATCAAGATTTAAAACATTGAACTCTACTCCAAGTTCTTCCAGCTCTTCCTTGATAGAGTTTCGGAACAAGTTAGAAAGCTCTTGTTGTTTATTTGCTAACTGTTCGGAAGCTTTCCTATACTTTTTTTCGGGACCCGTGGAAGGGCCTGGTCTGTTTGCCGATTGTGTATATTCTCTCCGAGCACTTTCTTTTGCTTCTGATAATGCAAAGACTTCTTTTTGAAGTTTATCTACCTTATCGCCATATTTTTCATCGAATCGTTTTACTGCTTTGTTATATACATCTTCTCCCCCGGCTTTTAATACTTCTACCTTTTGCTTAGCTTCATCAGTTGGACGAACTACACCTTTTGTCTTGTTGCCTTTGATAGGAGCAACTGCATCACCAAAGGTTCCTTCACGAATCTGAGCGCTAGCATCATCAGGGGAAACTCTAGAAATTGATTGAGAGCCAGGATTTAGCCTAGATACATCAGCAGAAGCGCCAGTTTCTCCACCTGAGGTCTGTTTTGGTCTAGGGGTGCTTTTATATACTTGCGCTTTACTATACAGGTCTCGGTATTTAGTAACTAATTCTTCGAACTCTGCTGCTGTTATTTCGCCATCTATGGCTTTCTTAACTTGACTCTCTATATCTCTTTTTTCTTCAGTATCTTCAAAGTAGTCTGTTCTAAACCTTAATGTGTCATATAGGTCTTCAAGAATAGCTCTTGTATCATCTGATACTGGCTCAGAGGGTTTGTAAGGAATAGTTTTCTTTGGCTCTACCTCTTCTGGGTCAAAGTCTGGTAGGTCCTTATCTCTTTCTTCCTCAGTGTTAAATTTAGCTAGTTCTGTCTCAATCTCGTCTAGCTCTTCTTGAGTACGACCCTCAAAGTCTTTAACTATCTTGTTATCTCCTTTGTGGTAGAAAACGTTATATTTAGGGTCATATCCAATATCTGGTCGTTTAGCAAGACGACGTAAGGCAAGGTCCTCTTCACGAATCCAGTGAGAATATTCGCCTAGCTCTGAACTCTGGTCGTCAGATAGCTTCATATTGTTTGTATTTAGAGCCTCAGGTAGTTTCTTACCTTTAAACTCGACCTCGGCATAGTCCGAGAAGGTGTATTTACCATCATTTGGATTTTCTACAGCCCTTAGAGCAGTAATTCTTCCTCTAGAGACCTGCCCCTCGTTATTGGTCCACTCAACGATATCTCCAACAGCCAGCTGCTTGTTATCACGGTCTACATGTGTGACCATTGGCCTAGAAGCGTCTGTACCCCTTCCACCTGAAATCCTGCTCTTAACACTAGACAAGAATGCAGACATCTGCTCTTCATTGGCATTGGGGAATTTCTCTCGCATGGAGTTTTCCATGAAAGCATATGCCCGCTCCTTTTGCTCTGGGGTGTTGGGCAGCGTTCCTACGTAACTAGCAAAAAGACGGGCAGCAGCTTCTTGGTCACCTTCGTCAAAAGCCTTGTAGAAAGAGGGTACCTCGCCGCGGCGTTGCTGCCAAAATAGATTGTCATCTGTATTCAGCTGCTGATTACGACCACTAAGCATGATGAGCGCATGCTCTTCGGGAGTACGTAGCTTCAGGTCAGTATCGTTCTTACCAGTCTCGGCGATGTTTTCAGCATTTGCCTTGCGGAGTCTTTTAATGCCTCCATAAGCACCGCCATATAAACGACGCTCTTTTTCTGGGTTATCAGCTAAATCAAATTCTTCATCTGGGCGCTCAATGTATTTATTGAGCAGATTTTCTATGCCTCGGCTCTGCTGAGCCTTGCCGCCAACTCCAACTAGGGCGGCAAAAGAGTTTCTTGGGCTGTAGTGAATGTATTGCTCTTCACGACCGTCAATATCAACATCAAAGACCAACATCATTTTTTTGTCGTCGGTTTCTTTGACCTTAATCTGTACTGTAACATCTTTGCCCTTTGCAGGACCTTCTTCGTCTTTATAAGTCTTCCTGTGAACAACAATAGAGCCGTCTGAAGCTATGCGAGAGTCAGGGTAAAATTCAAGAAGCTTAGCCTTCATGTCTTCAGGTGAACCAGTACCCTTAGCTTCTTGAATATCCTCGGCCTTAAATGGAGTTCTGTCGATAGTAGTGCCGCCATCATCAAAACGAACTAAGTCCTCGGGTATAAGTCCAGCAGGAGTTGGCTCAAAACCGTCGGGAACATTGGTGTAAATATCATCTTCTGCATCTACATCCGCCTGAGGAGCAGGTGTTTCTACTTCTTCTACGTCCTCGAGTTCTTTCTCATAGTCATCTTCGGTTTCGGTGGCATCACGCTCGAGTTCCTGACGGCGACGCTCATCCTCTTCTCGGCGACGACGCTCATCCTCAAGCTCGCGCCTTACTCTTTCGTCTACATCGTCCAAGTCGTCCATAGGAATTGGCGTAGCCCTCCGGCGCTCAGGAGGAAGAACATCGTCTCCGGTTTTCTTTACACGAGATAGCCTTGCAGCAACAGCAGCCGGTGGAACATCGCCGTCCTCAACTGCATCTTGGAATCGGTCGTTCCTAGCAACCTGGTCCACTAAAACGTCAAAGAGAGCGGGGTCCTGGTCTCTGTTTTTGTATATATCTATGTACCTTGATATTGAACCATCTTCGTCATAAGGCTCAAAGAACTCTCTAAGCCTCTCGATATTACGGTCATCTGAAGCGCTAACCCTGTTAGGGAAATCTGCCTCGAGCTCTTCCCATGAATCGTACTTAGTTGTTCCAATATCCGGGTTAGTTCTTGGACGCAGAGTTATAGTTCCATCTTTATTCTGCTTAACGTTCCAACGCTCACCGTTGACATACTTCGAGTAAGTTCCGTTCTGAGTTTCAGTCCATGTCTCGACAAAAGTAGGTGTCTTTGTATATTGAACAGGCAAAGAGTCTTCTGGCACATTGTCTGCACGCAAGTCCTCTACTAGCTTTTCCGCGTCTTCCTTTTCTTGTTCAGGAGTAGCTTTCTTCTCGGGAGTACGTGCATCTACTGGCTCATCTTTGGCGTAAGTAATCTTTTTGTCCGAACCATCGTGCTCAACGCTAACTACATCTATGCCACTCTTGGTGCGACCTTTCTTGACGTTGGTCGCGGTTCCGATTGGATTTCCTTCCTCGTCATAAAGTTCGTCGCCAACCTTAATGTCTGCAGCTGTTTTTGTAGGTGTTGCCTTTTTCTTGGGCGCGGGGGTTTCCGGGGCTGGTGTTGGCTTTTCTGCGACCGGAGTTGTCTCTTCTTGGCGTTCTGGTTCTCCGAACTCTAGTCGAGATACTCTGTTTCCCTTACGGAAAGTCTTTTCGTAGACGTCGCCGGCTTCGTCTGTACCAATTAGAAGAACTTCGTCGTTCTCTAGACCTTCGCTGTCTTCGAGACGAACGTTCTTGCCGGTGTCTGGGTCTACAAAGAATGTATCTTCGTCTGGGTCCAAGTCTTCAACAGCAGTCCTACGTGTAGTGCGAACAGGACGGTCAAAGTCGCTTGGTTCATCATCTACCTCTAGGTCAGGGGCGTCAATATCATCGTCATCAAAATCAAACTCATCGTCATCAAGCATGTCCGCTGGAGAGAAGGTAGCCTCTTTGAGCTCTGGCATATTCCAAGCTTCTGCACCAACATCTGGGTCACGGTCCATAGCATTGTTAGCCGGTTCAACTCCGTCTTTGCCCTGGAAATCCCTTAGCCAAGCTAGCTTACCTAAAGCCATCTTTTCTCTTGCTCTGGTAACAGCAACATAAATAGTACGCAGCTCTTCTAGTGAAGGCATTTTTGTTTCAGTTTTAGTGCCGCCGTCTTCGCCGCCCTCGGTAATTGCTTCCTTAGGTTCAGGGAAGTCTTCACCGATAATTACGTTGTCGGCTTCTAGACCCTTCATCCGGTGAGTGGTTGTAATCCGGACGTCGTAAGTTGGGTCCTCTTCCTCCCGAGGCTTCATTCCTTCTGGAATCCTATTAGAGATTTCGGTCAGAAGTCCAGCCCTTTGCTCATCATCAGCATTAGGCATGTATTTGTTCCAGAACTTGCCTTCTCTATTCCACCTAAAACCTTTTTCTTTTAGGAGGCTTTTGAAGTCAGTGTCTGCATCTATTTTGGCTGAAGCTCCTTGGAAGTCTCCGTAAACCTCAATGTTGCCATCATCACTAATTCTGTAGTTTTGTAGCGCCCCGTTGCTATCCAGCAGTGTGGCCTCTTCACCAACAGTACCTGTTATATCTTTAGAGATTAGGTTAGATGTACCGGAGTCGTCGTCCTTTAGAACTTTCAAGTTTGGTAAAACGTTTTCTTCTACTTCTTGTAGACCTTTTTCCCAATCATTGTTGCCGATTTTATTTAGTAGGTCTATCCACTTTGCAGCACGAGAATCTTTATCAATCGCAATAAGGTCTCTCACGTCTTTCATGGTGCGGAGACCAGCAAAGTCTTCGCTATCTGCATCCCTACCGTCAGGAGTTTTAGGTGAGGGGCCTCTAGAGTCAAAATCAGTGTCTTTCAACCACTTCAAGGTGTAGATAGCTTTTTCTAGGTCGTTCTTAAATACTGGTAGTACTCCTACACTACGACCCTCTTCCAACTGCCTCTGAATTTCGCCCAAGCCTCCGGCATTTGAACGTACAATAATAACCGTGTCCTCGTCAGGACCAAAGGGGATTGAGTCACGGTCAACAATTTCTCCGCCCTCGCCGACTCCACGGACCCTTGCGTCAGCACCAAGAAGGTTTAGGGCGGCATTAGAAGGACCTGCTAGTTCTGGTCCAAATCTTCTCACCATTGTAAGCGGTAGCTCTACATCTGCATCTTTACTTGCATTCTTCAGAGCATTGACAGCTCCACGCCATTCGTAGATGGCTTGGTTTGGGTCACCAACGTGAACTATCTGAACATTTTTTTGATTTTTTACAACAGAGGCAACAGCAGCATTTGTGTCCTGAGCTTCGTCGAAGAAAACAACGTCAACTTTTTTACCGTTAACCTCATACTCGCTGAGGTCAGGGTCACTCAAGGACCACATTTTTACAGCGTGGTCATGCTTTATTCTTACGCGCTTACCCTCGTACTTGCCTGTCTCCTTGTTAAACTTTGGGTTAGAGCCGCGCTGGACGTCTTTCCAGTAGTCATTTGCATAGTCCAAAAGCTTTTGAACAACCTTGTTGTCCGGCATAAGGTCTGGCTTATCTTCTGGACGATACTTAGCTACTGCCGCAAGTACGTGCTTGCGTTTAATTTCTTTGTCATCGCTGTTAGAGAATCGGCCGACAATTTTGTCAACGATATTTGCCACGGTAGGTGATGTTATGTTTTCACCAAACAAAGGCATTTCATCGTAGCCTTTTAGTTTTGCAATAGCTTTATCGCCAGAAGCAACAAAACCTTTCCTACCATTCATGGCGGCTTTTTGGTCTTTAGTTAGTTCTTGGTAGGCAAGAGAGTTGGTTGTTCGAGCCATCGTGTTTTGCTTAGGCATACGCTTCTCTGCCTCAAGCTGATTCTTTTTATTGAACTGCAGTGACAGTACACGGGACTCAGGTCGTTCACGGTTAAGGGCCTTTGCGGCTGCAACAAGGGTAGTTGTTTTACCGGAACCTGCTAGGGCGTTTACTACTGTTCTGTATCCTCCACGGACAATAGCGTTTAGAGCGTTTGTCTGCTCTTGGCTAGGAGTAAATCCACCAAAATCTTCTACATACTCGTCGGGAGTACCTAGTGCTTCAATCTCAGAAACAGGAATCTTGTCCTGAGCCTCTTCGGGCTCTTCGTAATTCTGCTCGGCTTTTTCTTTTTCTTCCGCATTATCTTCAGTGGGTTGCTCAAGGGGCCTAGCTGGCTCTTCGGGATAGACCTTTGGCTCGTCGTCTTCGAAAATAATCTCGTCGTCGTCGTCCAGATTTAGCGGGGACTGATTTACATCTTTTAGCTTAGGTGCTTCTTCCCTAGCCTTTTCTGCTTCTAAATCTCTAAAGGGTGTCTTGTCAAACTCGTCTACCACCTCTAGCGGGCTGCCTGGTACAGTGTCAGAAACTTCACGTCTAATTTGCTTGTTGGTTAGGGGCTTTCCAACTTGCTTACCGGTTTTGTTGGAGGCTTTATACCATTTCCCATCTTCGCCCTTTATAAATCTTTTCCAGTCTCCTTCTGTTCCACTTGGTCCTTTTTCCCTAACCTTAGTTCCTTTAGGCAGGTTCAAAAAGTCTTTCAGGTCTCGAAGGCCGTCGGAGAAGGATTTCTTGGGTTTGGCGGAATCTTCTACAATGTCTGAAACTTTTTCGCCAGTCTTTGCCTGCTCGGCAAGGGCTGGTGGGAGCTTAGCTAGAGGCTCTGCCTCGCGCTCTTTGCGGAACTCTGCATCTTCTTCATCGGTAAGCTCGCCAAGAGCCATTTCTTTATCTAGCTCAGAAGCTTTGGTAATGTTTAGGTCCTCAATGTTTTGAGGTCTATCAGCAACATCTTCGGGAAGGTCGTGTGCTACATCCGGGTCAATACCTTTTCTGCGAAGAAAGTCTTTATCAATCTGAGCTGTAAGTAGCTCACCGTTGGAAGAATTTACTTCGAGAACATCACCCTCTTTAATCCCGTAGTCGGAGAAATCATTGTTGGTTACATAAGCGCGAATCTTTGTTCCATCATCATTACCACCAATTGCACGGAGGTTATTGACATTTACGTTTTCACGCTTTTTAGATTTACCCTTAAAGGCACCAATAGCGGCACGCAGTCGTGCACCAGTGGTTACCCAACGGCCCTTTTTATCTCGGGGTTGCTTTCGAGCGTTTATGCTTCGCTCTAATGAGGTATAAGCCATTGAAATCCTCGGGGGTCAAATAAAAATTTACCCTATACGGGCCTCTAACAATTGTATCGGTATTTGTACAATGTTATTTAAATGTAGAGGTCAATATCATTGATGTGGTCGACAATTTCGCTAAATCTTGCCCAGCGGAATTTTTGCCTGTCGGTTGGCACTTCCACATCATCGCGAGTTAGGTAGTCTTTAGAATCATTTACCCAGGCTGGAACTTCGTCTAAGGCATTAAATATTTCCGTGGCGGTACCTTTGTTTAGGGCAAGGTCAGCAGCTTTTTTAGCATCAGGGTATTTTGATAAAAGTACCTTAGCGGTCTCTTCCCGCAAACTAGGTGCATTCTCTGGATTTTCAAGATTTTCCAAAGTTTCATAAAAATCAGCAAAACCGTCAATCATGTATTTTTCCATGGGGTCATCAGTTTCAGGATTTTTCATCTTTTCAACATAAACATTAAAAGTTGACATTTTTTCGAGCTCTTCTTTAATTCGCTCTTTTGTCTCTCCTCGAGCCGCCATACGGGTTATCGTCCCCCGGGGGTCAAACAGCTCTTCGCCAGTAACTGGAGACGTCTGTGTAGACAGTGCTCCAATAAAATCCATGCGACTTTCTTTATAGGTCATCTTCAGCAGCCTTCTTTTCAAGTTCTATAACTAAATTATACAGTCCCTCAGAAATTTGTCCAGTCTCCCTGAGTATCTCCAGACGCTTCCAAGCGTGAATGTTAGAGAAATCGTCTAGTTGTTGGTCAACCGCTGAGGCGATTAATGCAACTTTATTTTCGTCTAAATATGATTTGTTGCTAAGCCAAGCCAACTTCCCCTCTACTGTTGACTGGTTGTGGAGGTAATCATCAGAAAACAAATCTAAGTCTCTTGTGTACTCAAAATTTTCACCTATTTGGGCCAGCACAAAATCAGTAGCGCGGTCTAAGGCCTTCTGTTCGTCATCAGATACTTGCAGCTCTCTATACGCAACTTCTTGGACGCCACTAAACATAATTGGCTCATCTACGGGCAATGACTCATTGGCAACTGCCACTACTGAAGCTAGGTTCTTATATAGCTGTCTGTGCTCTCTATTCATCCGCAAAGTCGGGCTCCTTAGGTAGTAGGTCTGCGTCGGGGCTGTCATACAGAGCAGTTGCAAGTAGTGCTGCTCGCTTAATTGGGTCCTCACCTCTAGTATTTGCTCGCATATATGCAGCTCTGAGTGCAGGTAGCACTTCATAGCTGAGGTCAGAGAACTCGGCTAATTCAAGTAGAGCGTGTTCATGGGACTCGTAGTAGCTGGCAGGCTTGAGCTCGATGAATGTTTGCTCTGTTGCAAGGGCAGCTGCGGTGATTGAATTGTTCTTTTTTGAAGACCTCTTGTGCGCTGCTGGTAGGAGGTCGTTATCAGTGACGTACTTTTTATTCTTCGGGCGACCGTTACGGAGTAGATAAAGGAAGGCATTAACGCGCGCCATCGCCCACGAGTTTCTATTCTGGTCAGGCCTGTGAGAGGTAGAGAAAGCACCAGCACCACGACGATAAACCGCTTTAAGTGTCCTAAGAGTGGTCTTCTTGCTCTTGGCGTCGCCATGTTTTTCGTTATGCTCCTTTACTTTGTTCTCTAAGGCTTTTGTGACCTTCTTCGAAAACTTAATTTTCTTTCCGCCTGCGGCCGAGCCCTTTTTGTTCTTCTTAGACCCCTTACGACGCTCACTAGGTGCGGCAGGCTTTGAGCCAGCAGTAGCAGTAACGCTAACCATTCCATCGGGGATAATCGCGAACCTGCACTTACCTTCTTCTTCAACCTGCTCTGCAATGATTGAGCATACGCCCCCACCCTGGTAGAGAACGCAGTTGCCACACTTGACGCCGATATCCTTGACTTCGTTTTCCCGAGGGGTTTCGTATCCGGCCCAGATTCCGGTTTCATCTTCGTTGAATTTTCCATAAGTATCTGCAATCGTCTTTAGTGACTCGGCTAGGTCTGCTTCTTCCTTCACAAGTTTGCCGACAGGACCCTTTGGCTCCCCGCCTTCGTCGTGTTCGGCGTCGTCACGCATGATGGAGCCGTCTGGCATGTAGTGCCAGCCTTCAAACTCTGGCATGTCTTCAGCTGCGGCTGCAACAGTTGCATCAACAGGGACGCAGTTGGGGACCATCTTGCCACCCTTGCCTTTTTTCATACCTACCTGCTTGTAGCCCTCCCAACAGGGGTCATCGCTAGCTAGCTCGGCGTCGTACTCTTCATCTTTAATGTATGTTTCTGCGGGGGCGGCGTGACCACCCGTAGCGTTAATAGTATTATCAATGTTCTCAGGCATTATCCCTCAGGCTCTGCTAATCCAGGTGGTGCTTCTTCTTCTTCTGTCTCTGTGTTTTCAGGTGTCGTTGGAGCGGCGGGGGCTTCAGATAGAAGGTCATCTATCTCGTCGGGAATGGGGGCGCCGGTGGCTTCTTGTGCCTCCTCCGTAATCTTATTCATCACGTCTGGGGCAACAACTCTAAGTAGCGCCTCTGTGAGCTCAGGGGTGAGGGCACCCTTTTGAACCAGTAGGCGGAGGCTAAGCTCGTTGGGGTCTGGAGCGTCCTGGTCGGAAAAACCGTGAGCACGACGCCAGGTGTTGTAAGAGACTGCCATCTTGTCAAATCCGGCATCAGCATCTGAAGCGCGGTCGTTACGGGTAGCGACCTGACTTGGGTCGTACCAAACGCATAGGCGGTTTACTTCTTGTTCCGAGTAGCCATTAGCGATTAGGTATGGACGCAAATACATAACTGTCAAGGAGTCGGCAATAAGCAACATTAGCGGCTCGATGTGTGCTTTGTAGAGGCTCTCGTCAATCTGTAGGGCGTTCGAGTACTTAACGTTGGCAAGACCAGACACCACGTCCTTGGGGACGTCTAGGCCCTGCATGATGCGCTCTAGGACCCTCTCTGACCTCTCGGCTAGTGCTGGGTCGAAGGAGCGCTCAAACTTAAACTGCTTAATCTTATCGCCAAGTTCGGCTGGACCACGAATAATCAGTGGAACGACGGCGCTCGCAGAGTCCTCGTCCTTAATCGGGGTGGTCATGGCATCTATCAGCTGGTCTTCGAATTCATCTGCCGCCTCTTCTGGGTTGTACTGCTCGTTGTAGTCCCCTTCTTCGTCGTATGGATAGTCAGGGTCAGGTGAAGCAGCGACAGAGAGACCGTCAGGAAGGTAAAGAGCACCAGCATTGAGGCGAGAGCGAGCAGTTGCACGGAAAGTCCTATTCAGTAGAAGAAGTTCTGCACACAAGTCAAGTAGTCCTCTCAACGATGAGTCTGATTCTTGTGTGTAGCGTGGGTGAGCCCGCCATACGCGACCAACAAAGGCATTTTTTGGTAGCTTAATGTTGTCAGCACTACCAGCAGACATGCTTGTAGCGTTTCCTGACTCTCGGCGGGGGTTGAGGATGTAGTTTCCGCGTGCATCTATCTGCAGCTCATCTACGGAACGGATATCCCATGATTCAGGTAGGCCAGAACCAATGCGTTCTGGAATCTGAACAAGGTAACACTCACCAGTAACTTGCAAGTTAAGAGCGGCGTCTTTTAAAAGACCTGGCTGACCTCCGTAAGCAGAACTTAGACGGTCAAGGGCGCGCTCCGCCGCGGCTGCTAGCCGGGGGTCTACGGACTCTGATGTACGTACTGGTGAAGGGGCTTCGGCTGGATTGTCTACAACTGCAGAGTAAAGGCGGATACGAGAAACAACGGACGCAACTAGGTTAAAGGCGTACTTAATTTCACCGATAGCGTCGTAATACTCCCAAGCTTCGGTCTGCCAAGCAGTAGACGCTGACTGACGACGGGCTTTAAAATATTCTGCCTCGGTTTTGTCATCCAACTTGACCTGAGCTGCAGCAGCAGTCATTGGTCGAGGAGTGTTGAATACAGCTGGCTCTGCGTAAACTACGCCAAACGAGTCAACAGACACTCCTGGAGCTACCTGAGTGCGGTTGTTCGGCGAAGAAGCACTTGCAGTAGTGGTTCTTCTCTGTCTTTGTGACTCGGTGTTTGTTTTCGAGTCTTTCTTAAAAATTCCCAAAGGGATTCCTAACCTAATACTTCAAATTATCGGATAGTAAGCCGATTACCGCGGATATAGCTAAGAATAATGATACCATAACCAGAAAATCTGGAGCCATAAACCATAAGAAGGTAAAAAGCCCGGCTACCCATGTTCCTGCACACCAGTTGCAAGTCCAAAAATAACCAAAATACGTGTCTGGCGGCCATTTTCGCCAAATACGGGTTCTAAGCGGTTCTAAGACAACATCGGTTGTAATCAAAATTGTCAATCTAAACGCCGCTAGGCCCAAAAGTAACAAAGTTAGTGCATCTGGCATTTTTAGCCTCTCAGTCGTTTTAACGTCTTATATGGGTTCCAGCCTCTCAGACGTGAACCACATCCGCAAGCCCGGTTTTCGTTAAAAACTATCATTTTTCCGCTTTTTGTGTAAATTGTGGAATTTTCTTCTGGATTTTTAGAAATGTCAGAAATGCTATATTCTTCGAAAAATATGACTTTTGCATCATATTTGTCGTCTACAGCCACCAAAATGCGTTTTTCGTGCAAAATCACCCTTGCGCCTTCAAAAAAGGCCTTTTCGCCTTGGTCTTGATATTTTTCATCGGCGAAGGTTACGTCACAAGGAAAGCGGTCTACGTCGATTAAATTCACTATCGAACCCTGAAAACCTTTCCTCCGGTGCCTCCTTGACTAATTTTTCGGCTAGCAAAGCTCTTTGCACGGAGTTTGCCGCCTGAAAACCCGGGAGGAGGCTTAATTAGCATTGCAGTCATCGCATGAACCATTGCGTCAATGCGGTCAGGCGATTTTCCTTCACCTGGAATCCAAGAATACATCTGGGACTCCAAATCTTGTAGGTAGCCGACGTGATGGACGCGTCCCTGCTCGTATGCAAGGACTATTGGCTCTGCTCGGAGCTGTTTTCCGTGCTTTGAGTGGACTTCGAGGACTTTAATCGAAGGGTCGATAGAGTTGATGGCATTTCGAACGAGAGCACCGCCCTGATTAACCTCAGCCACAACAGGGCAGCCCCAACGGCGGGCCATTTCGACCACTTTATTTGCCCATACGTCCGGCGACCCGTGAATTGAAGCATCTTCAAGAACCCACGCATGGCGTTTATAGAGGTCACTCTCGGCAGAAGACGCGCATACCACAATGCCGCATTCGTCGCGGGGATTCTCAGCAACCGATGGGTCCACGCCAATGACACGGAGTGGAGTGTGATTCGGATAAGACATTTCTCTAGAACTTTCGACCATTTCTTCATTCCAAAGTGCTCCTTCCATGTCTTCGAGCATCTCACCATAGAGCTCTTGGCGGGCAAGAGACGTGCCTTCGTAAACGCCAGTAATAGTGTCAAGATATGCACCAGACAAGTTACCGGCGTTGTCCATTGTCGAGCCCTTGGTAATAATTACCTTTGAGCCACCTTCTTTTTCTTGCTTGGACTCTTCAATGAGTTTGTAAAGAAGTGGGACTCGCTTGGGAGTGGTGGTAACTACCATCTGAGGGTTACGACCAAGACGGGTACCAACTCGGAGGTTGTCAAAGGCGGTCATACCTGCAGCGTCTGGAGTTTGACGCCATGCCGCAATCTCATCGCCCCATGCGTGTGTGAACTGTGGACCACGAAGACCATCAGGTTCGTCAGCGGTGAAGAGCGAGGCTGTATTTCCGTTGGGCCAAGTTAGACGTCGCTTGGATGGCTCGTAGTGAGGCTTTTCGGAGGGCGGGGAAACGTTAATGATTCCAGACTCACCCTCAACGATAACGTCACGTACGTCAGCCGCGGTACGAGCGACTAGAGCGAAGCGGCGTTGACCGTCTTTGGTGTATTTAGCTTGTTCGCGGACCCATTCGGCAGCTAAGCGAGTTTTACCGAAACCACGACCCGCCATTACAAGCCAGATGTTCCAGTCGTCGCCAGCGGGAGCGATTTGTTCTGGACGCCCCCAAACAGACCAGTCCCAGAGTAGCTGCTCTTCGTCAAAGTCGGCTAGTAGAGCTGCTCGCTCATCTTCGGGGAGCATAGCGATTTGCTCCATAATGCTTTTGCCCATGGATTAAATTATACGCTAAATATATTTAGTCAGATGTCTACTAACCGCGACATTTGCCAATGTCGCCTAGAGGCTACTCGCTGTGCTTGCGAAACTCGTCATCATAGTCATCTACAAAACGCTCTTTGAACTGGTCAAGCACCCTCCAGCCCATTTCAAGCTCTGCTACTGAGGGATGGTCGTTCATTAGCTTTGATGGCATGTCCATATAAATGCCCATAACGTCACTAAGGCTCTGCTGCATACGCTCAATGTTCTGATACACAATCTCATGAGCATGTGCCATGCCCTGTTGGAAAGCTTCTTCTCGTGCCTCGTGCAGTTCTTTTCTAGCTTCTTTTGTTGCCTCAACAGCTTCTTCTGCTGTTGGCACATCGTCATATAGCCCCGCTTCTTGCTCAGCCTGAATAAGCTCTTTCAATAGCTGTCGCTTTCTGTCGGTTTCCTCTGGTGTATCTGTCACTTCTGCTCTCCTTTGATTATTTCAATCAATTCGTTGTCCGCTTGACAGGCTATGCAGGGTGCTGGCTCTGCATGGCAGTCACACTTACATCTGCAATCATAGTCTCTACGCTGCCCAATTATCTTGATGATGCGTTCGCGTTCTTCAAACTTGCCCTGCTCTCGGTAAGCTTGACGAAAAGATTCACTCTGTTCTTCGGACTCCAACTCGAGCTGGTTTAGTTCTTCGAGAAGCCTTTTTCTTCTAGCTTTGTTTTCAAGTGAATCCATCACTCTGCCCTCCTTACCAACATTTAAGTTATTAAGTGTTGGTATAAGCGTAAGTTGCCAACACTTATTTATCTGTGCGTACGCGCAGTTTGCGGCGAATAATTGGCTAATCACCGCAGGTTTTGCGGCAAATATGCGTGAACGAGCAGGTTTATCTAGGCTTCTTCGTCGCTCTTATATTTTGCTTTAGCCCCAAAGTAACCACCAAGAATACCAATCACACCACCAAGAGCGGTTTGAACCAGGGTCATGACCTCGGCGGATACATTTACTGGCTCGCCTGTGGTTTGGGTCTCAATAACCGCAACGGCGTAATCACCAATAATAGCAACAAGGATAGCCACCATAACTCCGATGGCGAGTACAAACATAGTCTTATCTTTAATATTGTTCATGGTTGAAGTATATATGTGATTTGGTGGAGCAGTTTCAACACGTGCTCAGGTGTGATGGAGAGTTACGAGCCGTCACCGCGATGGCGATACCCGTTCGTGCCTCCAACTCTACTTACTTTGTAAACCCTAGCTTTCGAAGAACGTCCGCTAACGGAACCAGCCTACCAATAGAAGCGTTGGTATTTTCACTGATAACAGGCTGCCTAGTTTCCTCAGGGTCAATCTCCCGCATAAGCTCTTTTAGCTTGTCGGTCTTGATGTAGATAGCCCCGTCTCCGGTAGGGCTAGCCCAAACCCAATATTCAGACTCTGTAACGTTTATACCGGAGAGGCCCATCATTCCCTCGTTGTATTGCTTGGTCTCAACGTAGAAGTTGCCTGTGTCTACTGTGCGGTAGTCAGTCTTAACCTCATGCTTCCCGTCAAGGAATAGCTCGTGCGAGTCTTCGCCGACTTTGCCTCGCTGGAAGTCAATGTCGAAGTGCGGGTTATGTGTTGACGTCATTTAAATATTTTCTTCTTCCAAAATCGGTCTTTATATGCACCCCAAAAAACGTTTTTAAGGGATAAAGGTTTGTATTTATTTTTAGGGTCATACTCTTCTAGCTCGTGCTCCCAGTTTTCGCGTTTAAACGGAAACATTTGAAAAATAGGCGTACCTACAGGAATGATTCCGTCAAACCCTTCTTTTATAAAAAAGGGATGATTTCCTTCGTTGTCATGCTGATAGTCATCAGCATCTATTATTCCTGTAAGTGTCCTAAACGGTAAGTCTTCTCTATTTAAAGGATGAGTAATTAAAACGCTATATCCCTTAGGTAGCTTAGGAATCCATTGAGCTTGCCATGCACATTCATGAGGATAAAACCCCCTAAAGTAGTCTTCTTCAAAGAAAGAAGCAGAGCGAATTACAAAAGGAAGCGGTCCTCCAGGGAAAAAGTAGTTAAAGTCGCGGGGACCGCTCCTCTCTATCTTTATCTCGTTCCATGTGCTGAAGGTGTATCCAAATCGAAATGTATCTGCAAAAGGCATGCACAGTTTGACAGTCGCATCAACACCGCCTTGGTTGTTAAAGTCCGGACGGCCACCATTAGCAAAAGCTGGTATACGTTTCCACCACTCAGGTATTGAATCCTTAGCTGGAGTTGGTGGAGGTACTAGTTCTACCACCTCTTCTGCTAAAGGGGCAAACTTTATCTTGTTGTAGTTCATTTTTGGATTCGGTTATCAGCCTTGATTGGTGCGTAGACCTTGCTGGTTGCGGTTACGGGCTGCTTGTAGCCGTAGCGAACCAGGCGGAAACGTAGAGCACCGTGTGTAACACCAAGCCTCTTGGCTAGGCGATACAGAGTCACGCCTTCAACAGTGTGGGCGTGGTTTAGTAGACGCGTGTACTCCTCGGCCTCTTCACGGTACTTAGTTCCGTTTGAGCGAACCTGCTGAGCGTAAGGCTGCAGCTCTAGTAGACGCGCCAACGTGTCTGGGTGAGGCTCGACAATCTCACGCTTTTTCTTTACCGGACGACGTGGTGGTTCTGGGACCTCGAACGGGAAGTCAATATTGTCAATTCTTCCGTCGTTGTCGTTGACGAGCTTCACAATCTGACGGACGCGCTCCCTGGTTACATCAGAACCGTTAGAGATTGCCTCAAACGTCCAGCCCTTCTCGTAGAGGCGGCAGATTAGTTCGTTACGTAACTCTTTATCGGCTGTAGCAAAGAACTGCTGCACCTCCTGTGGAAGCTTCTGGTTTTTCTTTAAAATGTTTTCTTCTGGCATTGTTGTAGTCATTTCTATCATTATTTACTTCTCTTACGGAATTTTGGAGAATCTGGCTTTACCTCGTGAACTTCGACGCGAAACTTGTCTTTGTCATTTAGGTCAAGCTCTGGATTCTGCACTGTTCGGATATCGGTCACGTGAATCATTGATTCGAGTACCTTGGTTATGAACTCAAGGTCTTGGGCAGTTGCAAAAGATGGGTAGTAAATCTCCACCTCGCAATCTGTCATCTCGAAGATTCCGCTAATAGGTACAAGCTCTCGAAACTGCTCGACGCTCTTAGCGCGAATCGTTTTCGACATCATGTATGTCGTCTCCTCTCTCTGCGGCGTTAAAGATAGTTCTCACAAGCAAGAAGCCAAGTGTCAGGAAAGTTATGACAAACGCTCCTACGGCTGCAAGGCTCCAAAGCGCTACTGGTATTAGGTCCGCATTACGCACGGTCGCGCTCCGTTAGAACGGCAAACGTAATAGACGCAGCTCCTAGTGCTACTGTCAGCGGAAAGCTACCTGTGGTGGCAAAGTAGGTAGCTAAGCCGGCAAGGATAATTGCGGCTACTGCACCCCACTTAACGCTTCTTATAAAACTGATGAATCTCATTTGTCTCTGTCTTTCTTTGGTGGTACTACTCCAAGCAGTGTCTCAACTTGTTCCTTCTGTTTTTTACGGTGCTTACGAATAGTGTTGTATTTGGGCACCAAATAGATGCCGCATATGATTAAAATAAAAATAATCCAACTAATTATTTCTTGCATGATGACAGCTTAGGTACTCGATTACTTGGTAGGTAGCGAGCAATGGAAGCGGGTTCTTGTGCTCACCGTTAACCGTAATCTCAAAGTGCAGGTGGTCGCCGGTGGATTGTCCGGTATCTCCGACAAGACCTAAGAGGTCACCCTTCTTCACAATAGAGCCGACACCTACGCCATTAGGAATTGAGTCAGTCTGTAGATGCGCATAAACGGTCTCCCAGGTTTCGTACTCCCCGGGGAAGTCAACGCTTGGTACTCGGTGCTCAAGCTTGACCCAAGTGCCGTAACCGCCAAGAACGCCTGCCTCTACAACAAGTCCGTCCAACACTGCAACTACGTCTGCTCCACGTCCGGGGACAAAGTCGGTGCCTTTGTGGTCGGCGGAGCATCCGTCGCAAGGTGGCGTACGCCAGCCGAAGTCTGAGCTCACCTCAGGTGGGTCTACAGGCCAGATGGCGTTGCTGTAATTAAGTTTGTTGTAGCGGTCAACAATTGCTCGGGGTTTAGATTTAGGTTCGCTCGGCTCTTCTTTTTCGGGAGGATTAATAAGGGCGTCTATTGGACCGCCTTTGCCTTTGTTCTCTGGAAGTAAGGGTTTTGAAAATTGTCTCTCTGCGGCATTAACCGAAATGCTGGAATATGAGACGTACTCAATCTGAGGAGCTGTCGGGTTAGGTGGCCCGAAAAGCATAGGGGAAAATAGGGCAACAAACGTCATCGTAGCTGCCATACCTCTGTGGCTAGTGTTTCTCATAAGTTGTAAGTGTAATAGTGGCGTCTACTATTGTCAAGTTATTTATGTACGCGTTTGTACATCGCCCTATAAGTAACACCCGCGGCCTCAGCGAGTTCGCGGATGGTGACTCCTTTCAAATACATCTCTTTGCATAGTCTCGTGAGCCGCGCGTTGGCTACGGCTGGCTCAGAAGTGCTTGCCATCTTAGCTCGATACTTCTTAGCTAAGGGGGCTAGATACTGCAGTCTTGTAATTGTAGCCTCATCGAGACCTGGTGATTTGCGGTTTTGAGTCGCTTCACGCCTTTGAGGGAGAGGAATAGTGGCGTCTATGATAACTCGTGCACCTGAATTGGCAATCCTGTCGACCCAGCTGCGGATAGTGCTGCGCGGTCGGGGAGGATTTAGGGCCTCACCGATACTGGCAAGTGTCCAACCCACTTTATATAGGTCATAAGCTCGCTGCTTTAGCTCGTGAGGCTTGAGCGAGTTCAGTAGCTCAACCTCGTGGGGAGGTAGCTGTTGACCTCGGGCTGCTTTTCTTTCCATTTGGGTCATGTTAGCACAGTGGAGTAGATTTAGTACCTTAAGCGTATTTTTTTGGAAAAATTTTTTGGAATTTTTTTTTGAAAGAAGGCGAACTCGGATTTTGGTTTTTATTTTAAGAGGGGGGGTCCGGCAAACGGTGTACAAGTAGTACCTTAGCTTGAACTGCTTTTGGCCGGTGAGTTGGATGCGGTTTCTACGGGGGGTCGGTCAGATTGTTTCGGGCGTGTCGTGATACCGAAAACCGGCAAATCGGCAAATTTCAAACATTCAACCTTAGGTTTAGGGTTTCAGTTTTAGCCGTATGTCAAATGGTCTTGTCTTGCTTAGATAATTTTCAAAAAAGTGGCTATTTTCGGGGTTTCCAGTTTCTTCAAATAGTAGGGCTAAGTGTGGTTTCTAAAAGCCCCTGAAATCGTTTCTAAAGCGTTTGAATTTATTAGGTATGGAATTACCCCCCTGGTAGTATTCAACCCCTTAGAAACGCCCTGAAAGTCCGCTAGGGGCAATCACCGCATAAGTTGCCTATCTATTTGGGCGTATTGTCTAATGCCTAAAAAGTAAAATCAACCGCTTACCGCATTAGCCTATTCGGGTCTGGCGGATAGACCGAAACCGAACGCCTAAGTTTTCACTAATCAAAAAAAGTTAGGCGTTCAAGTTCAAGTTGAAACTTAGGGTTACCGCATAACCGCATACCGCAAGCAAAAAAACCCCCGCACTAGGCGGGGGTTTATCTAGTTTTGGTTAGTCATCCAGCATTTCTTTTAGAAATTTGACTACATACCCGTAAGCAAGCTCACGCCCGTATGACTGATTCATTATGTCACGGTTGATTCTAGCATTTACGGGGTCAATATTCTCATCGGTATCTATCCATTCATTAGTCCAGCGGTCTTTGGAATATGTGGCGTTATCCAACCATTCTTCCATTTCGCGGATTAGAACTTCAATTCTTACGGTCTTTTCAATCTTTGAACTCATTCGAGTCCCCCTATCTCCCGGGGAGTCCCCGGGGGTAAAATATCCAACAACTCTTGCTGAATGATTTCAGCTTAGCATATAAAAAACAATTGTCAAGTCAATTTTCAAAAAAAAGTTCAAAAAAGTTTTTTCGGCAAAAAAATAAACCCCTAGCACTTGGCTAGGGGTTTATCTAGTTTTGGTTTACCACTTACCAAAAGCTTTTGCCAATTGGCGGTTTCTTAGGTAGTCACTCAAGTGGCAGAATTTCTTGTAGTATTCGGTAGCCAGTAGCACACCACCCGCACTATAAGCTTTTGCCATTTCTTCGCGGGCTTCAGTTTTTAGTTTTTCAATCTCCGCGTCGGTTAGGTTATCTAGGTTTAGTGTTGTTGTTGTCATCCTGTATCTCCCTATCTAGTTTTCAAGTTGTAAGCTTTTTGCTTACATATGTAAGCATATCATACCAAAAAATATTTGTCAAGTAAATTTCAAAAAAAGTTTCAAAAACTTTTCACGGCAAAGAGAAACCCCCCAACCAAAAGGCTAGGGGGCTTGTCTATTAGGGGGATTATCAAATGCTATGTTCAGCTACATAGTGAGCAAGCACGGCTTTTAGTTTCTCAAAAGCTGTAGGGGCGTATGGAGAAGTAGCGGCTAGGTATTTGGTAGTAGCCCACTGGATTGGCTCACTAGCGTGACATAGTTCCCAAAGCTGGTCTCTCTGAGTGTCGCTAATCTCTCTGCCATAGTCGAACAAGCTATTCACCGCTATGTCAAAAGCCGCTTCTGCCGTAATGTTTCTTCCTGTTGTCTTCATTTCTATCTCCTATCTGCTGCTTACATATGTAAGCATATCAGCCACTTGAAAAAATGTCAAGCCAGTTTCAAAAAAAGTTGAAAAGTTTTGTTCCCACTTTTTTACTTCAGCGGGGGTAGAAGCAAAAAACCCCTAACCCTTTTAGGGGCTAGGGGCTATCTGGTCGGGCTTAGTCGTTATAGCCCTCAATAATGTAGCCATCTCTCTCAAGACTATCGGCGTAATCGTTCAGTCCAGTCCTGTAAGCGATTGGGTCGCACTCCATCAAGATTATAGATGGTAGGAACTTCATTCCAGCAACTGAAACTTCACCCTCGGCATCTAGCAATTCTTCATACATTTCTTTCAAAGTGTTCTCGGTAATTTCCATCTCTATCTCCCTTGTCTATTGTCTATAAGCTTTTTGCTTACATAAGTAAGCATATCAACATTATGGACATATGTCAAGCTAATTTCTAAAAAAGTTTGAAAAGTTTTTAGGCGGTTACACTCATATCCCCATCAACCAATTCCATAATGTCTAGGAACTCACTGAACCTAGCTAGGGCTTTAGCTGTGGCTTGCTGTGCCGTATCGCCCCATTCCTGAATTAGTAGCTGGTCGCCCTGTTCAATTGTTGCCCTGAACTTTTGAAGACTAAGCAAGTGAGGGAACTCCTCAACCATCAAATCCAAACCCTTTAGGCTAAACCTTGTCCTGTTTGTCATCATCTCTTCCAATCTGTTTGCGATACAAACAGTTTACCCTTTCAAGTCCAAAAAGTCAAGCAATCGGCAAAAGTGTTCCCACTTTTACAATTCTTGAACCCTATGCTCTCTCCTTGTTCTTGTTGGCTAGGGCTTCTTCAATCTCTGCCCTTGTGACAATCTCGCAACCCATCAAAGCATCTGGCGGTATGTCACCGCTATGAACATAGCTACTAGCCCCGCCAAAGAAACTGGCTGAATGGTCTGAACCCTTTTCCCAAGACTCTCCGCCTGTTACATCAGTGTCTATCAGCCAGATATGAATTTCATCGTGAGAAACCATTTCAGTCTGAACCTTGCCATCAACTAGCTCGCTGTGGGGGTGGTCGAGAATTCGAAAATACATAAAGCTCAAAGCTTCACCTAATGAACTAGCGGCATACACTTCTGTAAAGTTTGACTTCAACCCCTGTTCCTCAATGCTGTCATAGGCACACTGAGGAGCCGCGTGATATAAAACTTCTGGTAGGTTTTCCATCTTTCCCTCTCTCTGCTTACACTTGTAAGCTTACTGCCTATCGGCACACTTGTCAAGTCTTTTCACATCTCCAGAAATCAGAAAACCCCCTCCGAAGAGGGGGCTTTCCTTGATAGGGGGATAGGGGGACAAATCTATGAACGCCTACGGGGGTTTACCTTGTCGGCAAGCCTGTAGAGCTTGTTCGATAGCTCAACCTTGAGCCAAAACTTATTTTTTACAACATATCCCCAAATCTGGATACTTGCCACCAAAGCAAAACCAAATCCAGACCAACCAATTAGTGCTGGATAGAACTCCGCACCAAAAGCTGACAAATCGGCTTCTGACTTTAGTAGGTGAAAGTCAATGCTTGCCCCTGCCCAAACGGCTCCTAGTGGCAAACTGAACCAACTTAGAACACCCTGAAAAGTTTCATAAGTTGAGCCTGTGCTGTTTATTCTTCTTGCTGTTTTCATTTCTTGTTGTTCTTTCTATTCCCTGTTGTCTTTCGACATAATC